AATAAAGGTTTAACAGGTGAGTTTAATTCTCCTATCGTAAAGCTAATGCTGGCTAATCATGGTTATAGCGAAAAACAAGAAATCGATCATCAATCATCCGATGGCAGTATGTCACCAAAACCAACACGAATAGAGCTAGTCACACCCGCAGAGTAAACGTTATGACAACAGCACAAATACAGTTACCTAAAAAATTGATATCTGTGTTTGTAGCCGAAAATGTCAGATATCGGGGAGCGTACGGCGGTCGAGGTAGTGCTAAAACTCGTTCATTTGCATTAATGACAGCGATTAAGGGCTATCAACTTGCAGAAGCCGGTGTAAGTGGTGTAATACTGTGCGCTCGTGAGTTTATGAACTCGCTGGCTGATTCAAGCATGGAAGAAGTGAAACAGGCCATTCGCTCGGTTGATTGGTTAGCTTATTACTACGATATCGGGCAAAACTATATCAGAACCAGAAACGGGTTAGTTAGTTATGTGTTTTGTGGTTTACGTCACAATCTCGATAGCATTAAATCAAAAGCACGCATATTGCTATGCTGGGTTGACGAAGCAGAAAACGTATCAGAAATTGCATGGCGAAAGTTAACCCCGACAGTTCGTGAGACCAATTCCGAAATATGGGTGACGTGGAATCCCGAAACTGAGGGAAGCCCAACAGATGTAAGATTCAGACAAAAACCGCCAGAGAATGCGATTATCGTTGAGATGAATTATAACGATAATCCGTTTTTCCCTGACGTTTTAGAGCAAGAGCGACTAAACGACCTAGCGCGTCTCGACTATGCCACTTATGCTTGGATTTGGGAAGGTGCATACCTTGAAAACTCTGATAAACAGGTATTAAACGGCAAATATGTTATTCAAGAATTTGATGACGACCTGTACAAAAAAGCTGATAGATTGCTATTTGGCGCTGATTTTGGCTATGCTAATGACCCTAACACATTAATTCGCTCATTCATCCTGAATGGCTGTCTGTATATCGAATATGAGGCTTACGGTGTTCATGTTGAGTTGAACGAAATACCCTCATTTTATGATTCAGTACCAGAGTCTCGCAAATGGGCAATAAAAGGCGACTGCTCAAGACCCGAAACGATTAGCTACATAAAACGTGAAGGATTTAAAATTTCCGCTGCTAAAAAATGGCAGGGTAGCGTTGAAGATGGCATTTCACACCTTAGAGGATTCAAGCAAATTATTATCCATCCTCGCTGTAAACACACAGCAGAAGAAGCAAGACTGTATAGTTATAAAACTGACAGGGTAACCGAAGAAGTTCTACCGATCATTGAAGATAAAAATAATCATTGCTGGGATGCTATACGCTACTCATTAGATGGTTATATCAAACAAAGTAATGTAATGGGCATACTGGTTAAAAGAGAACAAAAATGAATTCACAATTACAATTAGCGGTTAACCATGCGTTAGCTGTCAATCAGTCTTTAAGTCGTCAACGGCTGGCTTATGGAGGTATGCCTAACCTATCAGGTAATACTAAACGTGACCGAATTTATGAAGAATTTGGATATCCTAAAGAGTTAAATTTTAGTCATTTTTATAACATGTATGAGCGAAATGCCATAGCCTCCGCTAGTGTTGATAGGTTAATTGATGGATGCTGGGAGGATTACCCAGAAGTATTTGAGGGCGACAAGCAAAAAGATGCTGAGGGCGTTACTGGGTGGGATAAAACAATAGCCAAAATTCTAAAAAAATGGTTTCCAGTTATTAAAGAGGCTGACAAACGAGGTGTTATCGGTAGTTATTCAGCTATATTAATTCAAGTTAGAGATAGTAAAGGTTGGAGCGAACCTATAGACGGCAATACACTAAGGCACTCCAAGGAAAACGGGCTAGTTAGATTTATTCCTGTTTGGGAGGCGCAACTTGATGTCAGTGATTGGGATACAGACATTAATAGCGAAGATTATGGTTATCCTAGAATGTATCGCTACATAAGCCTCCCTGTGGGAAAAGCCACAAACGCACCAGTACGAGAAATTAAGGTTCATCCTGATAGAGTTATTATATTATGTGAACGTGCAGCAGATGGACTTTTAACTAATGGCTATTCAATACTTAAAAAAGGTTATAACGATGCATTAGACCTTGAAAAAGTAAGTGGCGGGGCTGCTGAGGGGTTTCTTAAAAATGCAAGTCGTCAGCTTAATTTTAATTTCAGTAAAGAAGTTGATTTAAGCGACATTGCCAAACTCTATAATGTTGAAATTGACCAATTAGCCAACGCTATGGATGAGCAGGTAAAAAAACTTAATCAAAGTACTGATTCATCAGTCATTATGCAGGACGGTAATGTTAGCGTATTATCTGTTGCGCCAGCCGATCCATCTTCGTCATTTAATACATCATTAAGCAAGTTTGCAGCCTCAATACCTATCCCTGTTAAGGTTTTAATTGGTCAAATAACAGGTGAACGGGCATCTACTGAGGACAATAAAGATTGGGCTAAAACAAGGATGACTCGCAGAAACGGGTTTTTAACATTCATTATTGAATCATTAATTGAACGCCTTTGGAAAATTGGCATTATCGAACCTCCAAAAGGCGAGGTTATAACCGTATCATGGTCTGATTTACTTGCTCCGAGTTATGCTGAAAAACTGGACAATGCTAATAAACTTGCTGATGTGGCAACTAAAACCACTAATGCATTAGGTGTACCGGTGATCAAAGCCAATGAGATTAGGGCTGCCGCAGAACTGCCAACATTACCAGAATTCGAAGACGATATGATAGATAAAGTAGAGGGCGATCCGCTTGATGATAAACAAGATAAAAAGTCCGATAATCCCGAAGAATAAAAACGATCCTACCCAATCCTATAAATCTCTGAATAAAACCTATCGCAATATCGAAAATCGCTACAAAAACATTAAGTTAAGGTTAAAAGAACTATTTAGCCAGTATTTACATGGTGCCGAGCGAGAAGCTAACCAAAGCTTTATCTTTAGTCAGGGAACTATCTATCAAGCTAATTCAAACTATATTTATGACCTGTCAGCCAATGAGCTGGATGCGTTGCTTGAGTTGATGCAAGGTATTTTAGATGAGTATTTGCTCGAAGGTGGACGTGAAACTTTCTGGATGTTATCAACAATCGAAAATGAATATAGGCGAGGTACTCACTCAGCCTATATCAATCTTAGTCATCAATCTGCTTATT